TAGAACAACTTGTCGCAGCCGTACAAGACGCACCAACAGAAGTTCGAGAAGCCTTCGAAGAAGAAATTGACATCTTCAGCGGAGCCACCGACACCTACGTACCAATCGGTTCCACAGTTCCCGTCAAAACCCGACGCGCCCTCATCGCCATCACAACAGTCCTCTCAATAGCTCCCGCCATCAAACGCCGAAACTGATAAAGTGCAACCCATGAGTAAATACTTCGGCGCAATCGCATCATTAGTTCTATGGGCATCAGGTACTGGCCTTGTACTCATCACCCTGTCCGGTACTGCACTAAACAAAGCCCTAATCATTAGTGCAGTCACATTTACTATCAACGTCATCGCTATTGCTCTTGGAGTTGGCGTAGACGATTAGATATGTAAAAGCCCCTAGCAAGGGAGAAAGGGGGAACGACCTTGCTAGAGGCAACAAAATCATAACACCCGATTGATACAAAAAGTAGTGAAACGAAAAAAATTATGGCAAAAAAATACATTGGCTATGACAAGACAGCAACAGAGAAAAACCCCGCTACTGAAAAACTGGTAGAACTTTGCGTCAAAAGATGGGGCGCAAAAAACCTTGGGACACTTGTGGTCCGTGAAATCAGGGGAGGCAAGCCAGGACAAATGAGCGTTCATTCGACTGGGCGGGCCGCTGATGTCCTCATTGAAAACAAAGACAAAAAGAAACAAGCTATTGAATGGTTCACCAATCCAGACGTTGTAGATTGCCTCGGTATCCAGGAGATTCATGTATACGACTCTGGTAAATGGGGCAAAGGATGGCGTATTGGTAGGGGCTGGAAACAGTGGACCGAATCCGATAACGGTGGTTCCGCCGGTGGAAAATGGCTCCATCTAGAAATTGATTACACCCACAAGACAGGCGAAGAAATGGAAATTGCTTGGCGTTCACTCCCTAAGCCAACATGACGTATGCGGCGATTATTCTATTTGCTTTGTTCGGCATCACTGGCCTCGGCTGCATATCTTTGCTACTTGCTGTATGGTTTGAGGCCGTCAAAATTAGTAACAAGGAACCCGAATGACATTCGTGCAATGGATTATTACGACAGGCGCAACAGTCGGTGCGTTCGGCATAATCTTCCAAACCCTTGTTCGACCTGTGTTCAGGTGGGCGCAACGCCTTGAAAAAACCATGACCTTTGTAGAGCAACAAATGCTTCCAAATGGCGGGTCATCCCTTCGAGATTCAGTCAACAGAATAGAAACACGTTTAACTGTTGTAGAGGAACATATAACACTTCGACGCTGATAATGTGACGAGTCCTATGACACTCACAGACCTGCTTCTCATCCGTAATTTCCTTTCAAAAGTGGTGGTAAGAGGCACCGAAGAAGACCAACTTCTCAGCCTTGTGGCACGAATAGATGCCCTGTTAACACAACCCCGCCAGGTCACAGCCGCCTAGTAACATCAGGCTATGACCAGCCCCCGAAACCTGTATGTCTGCCCCCAATGCGGTGAAGCATGGCCATCGCAAACAGGTCGGTACTGTGTTGACTGTCGCGTTGAAGGAGAACCCCTAGATGAACCCACCAACGACTGAATACGACCCACCTGCATACCCAATGGCCCTTGTCTATTGGGCTGATGCTTGCGGTGGTGACCCAGGCTGGCTAACGCTCGAAGACGTTGAAGATGACGGAGAAGTGCTAGTCCAATCAATAGGTTTCCTGCTACCTACTGAGGACCCAGGTGCCAAACAAAACCATGTGACACTGCTCCAAAGCTTCCACGATGGTGACGGAATAAACCTGTTTTATATACCTGTCGCAATGGTCAGAAAAATAATTCTTCTTACCGCTTGACTTTGACGCACCCCACCTGTACTCTGTGTAACAGTACAACACAGAGAAAGGGACAACGACATGGGAAACCGCCGTTACCGCATAACAAAAGAACCACACGGTTCACAAGCTTGGCTCAACCAAAGATACCAAGATGACCAAGGCAACCGCCGAATATCAGCATCAGCAGCAGCAGCCATTTACGGCCTGCATCCATTCGTCAAACAAGACCAATACGCAGCTGAACTGTTATCCGGTGTAGCACCAACACCAATCCAACCAAACGCTGCAATGGAAACAGGCAACCGTTTAGAAGACACCATCATTCAATGGGCAGGCGACAGGCTCGGAATCAAATTCTTGACACCCGAAGAACTGTTCTGCTACGACGAAGACAATGGATGCCACCTCATCTCCACCCTTGATGGTTGGAATGAAGAAACCAAACACATTCTGGAAGTGAAAACAACCAGCCGTGAATTCTCAGGCACACTTCCTGACTACTGGAAAATCCAAGGTATCCAACAAGCCATTTGTTCCCACGCAGAACGTGTGACTTGGGCCATCTTTGACAACACGCTTCGCCTCACATTAGTCGAGCAAGACATCACCGCCGCCGAAATGGAAGACCACATCAACGCATCAGCACAATGGTTGAACTCCATCGAGCTAGGCATGGACCCTGTTGGCGTTGTCTACACCTACGAAACAATCTCAACGCGATACATGCAATCAATTGCTGAACCTGTTGAGATACCAAAAGAAGCTGCCGAGTTAATCGCCCAGTTGAAGCACGTCAAATCAGAACTGTCTTCATACAAAGCATTAGAGGACAAACTAAAAGCAGAACTGTGTGACTTTATTGGTCCGGCAGAAACAGCAACAATCAATGGCAATATCGTTGCCACATGGAAGGGACAGAAACGGCAATGGTTCGATGCCAAGCAGTTTCAAATTGAAAACCCTGACTTGTCTCAGCAGTACACAAAAACAACAAGCAGTAGAACACTGCGCCTTAAAGGAGAATAGAAATGACAACATCAACCAACCCGCCGGTGAACCCACTGGCAGACATACTTACAAAGTATGCAGTACCGGACCCGAAGATTGTGGGCAAACTACCTAAAGGTGGCACCCAACTTGACTTCGTAGGCCACGCAGACATTACCCGCATCCTGCTAGAGATTGACCCTACATGGCGTTGGGTTCCTATCGCATGGGACAATGGCCGACCAGCAATCCACGTCGAGAACGGCATCGCAACCATGTGGGGCGAGCTGACAATCCTCGGACAATCCCGCCTTGGTGTCGGTTCAGTACGTGCAGACAAACAAGAACTAGACAAAGAACTTGTCGGTGACTTCCTACGTAACGCAGCAATGCGATTCGGTATCTGCCTGTCGCTATGGACCAAGCAAGAATGGGAAGACCTTGGTGGTAAACCATCGAGCGTTGTAACCACTCGTGCCACAGGTCAAGCGCAGAACCGCAACATCAGTAGCGCACCTCTTCCAGAACCAGCAGATACTGACCCGCCACTGACACATGAACAAATCGGAGCGTTCAATGCGGCCTGTGGCAAAGCAGGACTATCCCCTATTGGTATCTACAAATCAGCCAAAGTTAAGTTTGGGGCAGGAAAACAATCAGACCTTGCCGCATTGCGTAAAGCTTTTAAAGAAGCAACCGCCAAGCCAGCACCAGCCGAAACGGAGGAATAATGTCAGCGAAACGAACCATTGACACAACCAACAACGAAGCCGGAACAATCTTCATTGGGGTTCGACTGTCAGCAAAACAAACAGCAGAACTAGACAACCTTGCAAAACTATGCAACCAATCACGGTCAGGTCTACTACGTGACCTCATTAGAAAGGCACACGAAAATGTCACCTGGTAAACAAAAAGGAACAAACTTTGAGACACTCATCGTCAGGTACCTACAAACAGTTGGGTTCCCACACGCTGAACGCCGCGCACTTCACGGCAACCTGGACAAAGGTGACGTGACAGGTTGCGGGCCGTTAGTGTTTGAATGTAAAGCAGCTAAACGACATGAACTGTCAGCCTGGCTACAGGAAACAGAAGCTGAACGGGTCAACGCCAACGCCGACTTCGGTGTGCTGGTTGTGAAACGCCAAGGTCATGGCACCGGCGAAGAACAGTACGCAGTGATGCGGTTTGCTGATGTTGTGCGTCTATTGAAGCAAGCGGGGTACTGACATGTTGGCTGAAGTAGTTATCCATTTAGGCCAAGAATGGCGTGACCTTGCCTACTGTTTGTTCGGTATGAGTTGCGGCGTACTTATCGGAATCCTTTTGACGCTTGACCACATCGAAAGAAAAGCGAGAAAGAAATGACCGAAGAATTCCAACACCCAGATTCGTGCTTCTGCTTTGAATGTCTCGGACCATCACAGTCCGAACTTATAAGTGTCAGCAAAGAACTATTCGTTCTTCTAATGAATCGCATCTATAACGTCAGCGACTTTGACAGGCTCGGCCCCGTATCAGAACGCGAACGAACCGCCATTGACATGTACCTACAAACAACAAGGGGAACCGATGAAACATTCACCACCGACTGAACACGGCACATCAATGTATCGACGCATGGGATGCAGGTGCGACACCTGTAGAGCCGCCAATGCAGCAAAGAAAAAGAAATACACAAAGCTGGCACCACCGCAAGTGTTACTTGATGGTGCGCCGTTGATTAAAATTATTGAACGAGCCGGAAGACTTCGAGAGTTTGACTATCGACAGATTGACCGCTGGCGGGAAAATGGTGTGAATGTTTACACTGCTGACTTTTGGTGCATGAAACTTGGCTACCACCCGACTGAAGTGTTCGGGTCTGACTTTTACCGTGGATGTT